TGCCGAAGGCCTCGGGAAACATATACTGGGCATATTTTCGCAGATTTTCCGCCTGCTCGGGGGTCATCTTCCTGCCGGCCCGGGCAATCATGCGGATATCGGTATTTTCAATCCCGCGCTCATCATAGAGGCCCGCCTGCTCGTCGCCGAGCAGATAGTCCACACTGACGCCGAAATAGGCTGCGATTTTGTTGAGGGTCTCTCCCTGGGGCATAGCCCCTGTCTTCTTCCACTTTGTTGCAATCGAATTGCTCAGGCCCATGTCCTCCGCAGCCCGCTTGCAGCTGACGCCCTTCTTCTCGCACAGCGTCTTAAAGACGTCAAAGAACACAATTACCCACTCTCCTTTTTGTACAAAACATGTATTCTAACTTTAGTTATCTTTTCCCCTTGCACAACTAACTATAATACGCTATACTGTATTTGTGGCTAACCCAAGTTATCTTATCCGGTCTGTCTACCGGCTTTACCAGCAGTCGGGCTCTCCTCTTGTTGTACACCCATTGTACCCCGATAGCTAACTAAAGTCAACTATTATATTGAAGGAGGTTAGTTTTTTGCCCATCAGCATCCCAAATTGGGAGCATTACGCGGCCAGATGGGACCGGAATGGGGATGCTGGAAAAGCAGAAACGGAGATAAGCGATGGCAATGTTGGAACGGGTCCGGGAGTGGCTGGAGACCTATCCGGGGATGGCGCGGCTGTCCGGCTTTGAGGTGGACGAGCTGGGGACGGCGGCGGACTGCGGGGGGCTGTTTCCCCAGGGGCTGACCGAGGTGGAGCGCAGAGAGGACATTCTGGGAAATGTGGAGGTCCTGAACGAGTACCGATTTTCCCTCCGCTGCGTATTCGGCAGGACGCCGGATGGCGGCGGCGCGGAGGCGAATGCGCAGTGGGTGCTGGCGTTTCAGGACTGGGTGCAGGAACAGAGCGCCCGGGGGACGGCGGCGCAGCTCGGCGGCGAGGGAACGCAGCAGGGGACGGCAAGGGCTGAGAAGGGCGCGCTGTCCCAGAATTCGGAGGATGGGACCGCTACCTACGAGGTGGCGCTCACCATAAAATTCAAAAAAAGGTATGAGGTGTAATTATGGCAAAAATCGAGAGAAAGTATCTGGCGCACTACATCAACGCATCCACTGACGGCGAGGCCGCCTACGTGCGGCTGGGCAGGGATCTGGAGGAGTACAGCCCCGAGCTGGCCGCAAACGTGGAGAAGAAGGGCAACATCCTGGGCGAGACCTCGGTCCTGGTGACCAAGTACGAGAAGAGCGGCACCGTGGAGCCCTACTACGCCGAGAAGGGCGACCCCCTCTTTGAGCGGCTCCAGGCCATCATTGACGGCGGGCTGGTCCTGGACGACTGCAATACCGACGTTGTGGAGGTCAAGCTCTGGGAGGCCGAGACCTCCGGCGCATTTCCCGCCACCCGGGAGAAGGCCGTCATTGAGGTCTCCAGCTACGGCGGCGACAACACCGGCTATCAAATTCCCTTCAACATCCACTACACCGGCGAGAAGGAAAACGGCACCTTCAATCCCAGCACCAAGGCCTTTACCGCGGCCGTCAGTCCCGCCAAGTAAGGCCGCGCCCGGGCGCGGCACACAGCGGCGCGGGGGCAAGCCCCCCGCGCCAATTAAAACAGGAGGTTTATCATGGCGGAAAAACTGGTATTTGACGACGGCGTAAAAGAATTCGAGGTAAACGGCCGGGAGCTGCTGCGTTTTAATCCCACCGATCTCAACGTGTACCACCGATTTTTTGAGGTCGCCGAGGAACTGCCCGCCCTGGAGCGGGAGTATATGGCGGCCACAAGGGAGACGCCCGGGCCGGTGGGCGAGGACGGCTTTGCCGGCGCGGGCGAGGCGCTGAGGGTTATGCGCGCCTTCGACGCGAAAATTAAGGAGCGGCTGTCCTATGTATTCGGGGCGGAAAACGACTTTGACCGCATTGTCGGCGGCGTGAACCTGATGGCCGTGGGTAAAAACGGGGAGCGTATCGTGACCAATGTCATCACCGCCCTGCAGCCCATCCTGGAGGAGGGCGTGGCGCAGCACCGCAAGGAGGCCGCGGATCGCGCGGTGGCAGAGGCCAAGGCCCGCCGGGTTCAGCGCGGGGAACATACTTGACCGCGTGGGATCTGCCGCTCTCGCTTGAAGTCGGAGGGCGGGCATACCGCGTCAATGCCGACTACCGGGATATTCTGGACCTGATGGCCCGGCTGAACGGCCCGGAGGAGGACGAACGCACCCGCCTCTATATCGCGCTGGCCCTCTTTTACGAGGATTTGGCGCAGATGCCGCAGGAGGACTACGGGGAGGCTGTCCGGCGGATGTTCTGGTTTATCAACGGGGGCAGGGACGAGGCCCCCGCCCGTCCGCAGCCCAAGGTCATCGACTGGGAGCAGGACGGCAGTCTCATCGTGGCGGACGTGAATCGGGTGGCCGGGTGCGAGGTGCGCTCGCTGCAGTTTTGTCACTGGTGGACCTTCCTTGCGTGGTTCCAGGGGATCGGGGAGGGGCAGCTCTCCACGGTGGTCTCCATCCGGGAAAAGCGCAGAAGGGGTAAAAAGCTGGAGGCATGGGAGCGGGAATTCTATCAGGAGCACCGGGAAATGGTGGATTTTAAAAAGAGGTATACCGACGAGGAGCGGGAGGAGCAGGAGCGGCTGAAGCGGCGTTTGGGCGAATAAGCACAAAGAGAGAAGATGAAGTATGGCAGATGGATCAATCAATGTTGATACAAAAGTAAATGCAGATACGGCAAAAAAGCAGTCCAAAGAGGCCTCCGGCGCATTGGGCGGCCTGGAGAAGGTCGTAAAGAGCTTAGGTAAGTCCATCAGCTCCGCTTTTTCATGGAAAAATCTCGTTGACTTCGGAAAAGAATCGCTGACTGCGGCGGGGGCCGCTGACGTATACGCCACTCAGATTGCTGATTTAAATACCGCTTTTCTCGGGCTTCAGACTACGTTCGGCAATGCCCTGATTCCTGCACTGGGAGAGGCCTTGCCCTGTGTGGACACCGTTATTCAGGCACTGACTAAACTCGCTGAAGTGGTCGACAAAATACAGCCGGGCCTGATTTGGCTATGGGATAATTTCTTTGAGCCCATTGTGGAATGGACCGGCGGCGTGGTCATCAGCGTGCTGGAGGGCCTTATTGACGTGTTAGACAACGTTGCAGACTGGTGCAGCAAAAACGAGCCTGCCGTCCGGGCGATGGCAATCGCCGTGGGCGTATTCGCAGCAGCTTGGGCTGCGGTGGAGCTTGGCAAATTCGTAATCAATGCAGGCGGCGTTGCCTCCATGCTCAAGTCTCTTACCAAAAGCATCAATGACGCAACTTTGGCCAAACTCAAGGACAACGCTGAGACAGTGAAGCTTGTTGCCATGTATGCCAAAGACTTTGCGGTGTCCCTTGCCAAAAATATTGTAAATCTAGCGAAAGAAGCCGCCGCATGGATTGCATCTACTGCGGCAAAAATCGCCAATACTGTAGCACAGGCAGCGATGACCGCCGCAACGGCTGCGTGGAATGTGGTCTGTACGGTTGCGTCTGCAGTCACGACTGCCTTTGGTGCGGCTGTTGCATTTTTGACCTCGCCAATCGGCATCGTGCTCCTCGCGATTGGAGCGCTTATTGCAATCGTAGTCCTTTTAGTCACCCACTGGGAAGAAATCAAAGCCGCAGCTCTCGCCTGCTGGGATAAAATTGTTGAGGTTTGGGGTGTGGTAAGCCAATGGTTCAGCGAAAATGTCATCGCACCGATTGTTGATTTTTTTACCGGGCTGTGGGAGACCATCAGCGGCGCAGCAGGCCTTGCCTGGGAGACAGTCTGCGGGGTGTGGACAGCCGTATCCGAGTGGTTTGATCTCAATGTTATTCAGCCGTTGACCACGTTCTTCTCCGGGCTCTGGGAGGGAATCAGCGGCGCGGCATCCTCGGTCTGGGACGCTATCTGCGGAGTATGGGCGGCCGTGTCCGAATGGTTTGATACAAACGTGATCCAGCCGGTATCCACCTTTTTCTCCGATCTCTGGGACGGCATCAGCAGCGCGGCATCCTCAGTGTGGGACACGATCTGCGGGGTATGGGAAACGGTATCGGAATGGTTTGACCTTAACGTTGTTCAGCCGGTGGCCACATTTTTCTCCGGCTTATGGGAGGATATCGGCAATGCCGCCAGCGGCGCCTGGGACGGAATCAAGGAGACCTTTCAGGCCGTTGCAGCCTGGTTTGACGAGCACGTGATTTCCCCCGTCAGGACGGGTTTCAAGGACTTTATCAATGGCCTCATAAGGGGCGTTGAATCCTTTATTAACTTCTTCATTCGCGGCATCAACTCCATTATCAGCGGAATTAACAGTATCGGCTTTAAACTGCCGGACGTTTTGGGCGGGGCACATGTCGGCTTTCATATCCCTCAGATTTCGGAGATTTCACTGCCCCGTCTTGCCGCCGGCGCGGTGATCCCGCCCAACCGGGAATTCATGGCGGTGTTGGGCGACCAGCGGCACGGAAACAACATTGAGGCGCCGGAGCGCCTGCTGCGGCAAATAGCCCGTGAGGAGGCAGGCTCCTACGAGATCGTCGCCGAACTGCGGGAAATCCTGGCCGCCGTCCGGGAGGGCAAGGTGATGATGGTGGGCGAGCAGACCCTGGCCAGGGTGGTTTCCAGAGCCATGACCAGCCAGTCCCGGGCCAGAGGCGCGGCGGTCATTCCCGTATGATAGGAGGAACAAATGAGACCTGTTTTTGAAATTGACGGGAAGGACTTTTCGTGGCTCATCGAAGAGGGCGGCATCAAGTGGTCCAGAAACGACCTGGACTCGGACAAGAGCGGCCGCACCCTGGACGGAGCCATGCAGCGCAGCCGCATCGGAATCAAACGGAAGCTGTCTGTCACGTGCCTGCGCATGACGACGGAGCAGCTGATGACGCTGAACGCCGCTCTGCTCCCGGCCTTTATCCAGGTGAAATACCTGGACGCAATCGACGGCGTAACCACCAGAACCTTCTACGGCTCCGCCGTGGAGGCGGCCACGCTGGTCTATATCGACGGTGAGACCCACTGGTCGTCCACCGCCTTTGACCTAATCGAGAGGTGACGGTATGAAAGCCACATCGGCACTATACAAATCCCTGCTGGCCGACAAAAACCATGCAACGGAAATCAAGGCGGTCATCGCGGGCAGGGAGTACGGCCAGGATCGGATCGCGTCCTGCTGCGTCACCGGGGGACTGTTCGCGGAGAGCGGATGGTCCATCGGCGGAGCCGTGGCGCGGGAGCTTCAGCTCAAGCTGGCGCCGCTGGGAGATATCCCCCGCATGGGCGAAATACGGCTGTATCTGCGGCTGACCCTGAGCGGGCGGGCAAGCGAATGGCTGCCTGCGGGCGTCTTCTACATCGACACCCGGGCCGAGGAGGCGGTCAGCCATATGCTGACGCTGCACGGCTACGACGCCATGCTGAAGGCCGAGGCCGTCTGGCTGGACCCGACTCAGGACGCGGGTGAGTGGCCTATGGCCATGCGCACCGCCGTGAACCGGATTGCCGCGCGCATGGGGGTGGAGGTGGACCCGCGCACCTCCATCCTCCCGTATACGGTTGAGTACCCCAACGACTACACCATGCGGGAGGCGCTGGGCTTCATCGCGGCGGCACACGGCGGCAACTTTATTATCACCGACGCGGGCAGGCTGCTGCTGCACACCACCGCGGCGCTCCCGGCGGAGACAAATTTTCTGGTGGAGAGCGAAACAGGCGGCGCTATTTTATTGGGGGAGGTGAGGCTTCTTGTCTGACAGAGTATACGTGGGCCGAAAGCTGGGTGAGTTTGAGAGCAGCCCGGCCTTCGAGCCGGTCACCAAGGTAATCCTTTGGTATGACGACGAGAGTTCCTATGCCGCAGGCGACGACGGCGGGCGCGTGCTGGAGCTCACCTGTCCCTGGGCGACCCAGGCCATGGCGGAAAATATCCTGGCGTCGGTTTCCGGGTTTGTGTACCGGCCGTTCAGCGGTACCGGGGCCTTGCTGGACCCGGCGGCGGAGCTGGGCGACGCCGTCACCGTCAACGGCGTATACTCCATGCTCGCAACTATGGATACCAATTTCGACGCGCTGTGCCTCTCCGATATTTCGGCGCCCGCCGACGAGGAGGTCGACCACGAGTACCCCTACCAAAGCCCCCAGGGCCGGGAGCTCAGGCGTAAGGTGAGCCTGGAGCAGAAGTACTACGGCACCAAAATCTCCCGGCGGGAAGGGCTGGTCATCGAGAAGACCGACGGGGACAGCGTGGAGGCCAGGGTGGTCCTGAACGCCGAGAAGCTGGCGTTCTACGACGGGTCCGGGCAGGAACAGCTTTACTTCGACCCGGCGGAGGGCGTCTATAAGTTCCGGGGGGCGCTGAACGTCAATGATAACTTCATCGTGGATAAGCTGGGGAATGTGGTCTCCAATGGCAGTATGACCATCAATGGCAGCCTGATTATGAACGGTTCCGCCAATTGGCTCCAAACACGGTATTCCACAAATAAAAACGCCTCCATACCAAGTCAATGGCAGGAGGCGTGGGACAGCGCGTGGGACAATACTTCAACCCAGGTGTGGGTTATCTATTCCTACAACGGCGGTCAGAACTGGACACAGCCCATGCTTGCCCAGGGCAAGGACGGGGCACAGGGAGAGACCGGCCCACAGGGGAGCGCGGCCAATGTTCCCGCATGGGTAAAGGCGTATACGGATTCCGCGAAGTTCAATTCTCTTGTCACGGACGAGTGGATGGTGACCATGAACCTGTATGGGTCGAAGATTTTCGGCGGTGAATATTGGAATACGGACCAGACACATCGGATGGAGATGGGGAGTGCCGGAAGGTACGGAGTATTCCGCCTGTACAACTTGTTTTATGGGGATGTCCCTTACTTTTCAGTTTCAGACAATGGATTGGGAGAAGTAGAGGTTGTTTGTACAGGAGATACTGTACTCTTCTACGATGGACGCGGTACGGTGAAGCCGAAGGGAATTTGGGACTTTACAGGCGTTGAGACAAATGGATTGACGGCTGTGTTCAAATAAATTAGTTGTTTGGGACCTCGTAGAAATATCCTCCAGAACCATATATTTCAATATCTTTGCTTCTAAAAAATTGGATAGCGTTCACTGCATCAATATACACTGAACCGTTGTAGCTGATGCAACTAATATACCCATTTTTTATTTCCGAAATCAGCTCATCTTTGAACTGGGGAAACTCTGTAAATATCATATCTGATAATAGATAATTTGTACCCATATTAGAGTATTTTCCAGACTTGCTTGTAATCATGCCAGCGTCATACTTCGCGTCGTATTCATTAACTACAATTTTCTCCCCGTCAAAAGAGGCTTGTGGATTTACATAGGAAGTGTAGATGTCTCCGACAAAGGCTGGTGTTTGATAATCACTGACATTTAACTCAGAGTTTCCTGCGGGGACAGCGGTGGTATCAGCGGTCTTACCCACTGTCACGGACCCGGTAGCCCCATCCCATCCGGTCTCTACGTCCAGCAGTTCCGAAATGCGGCGCACGGGGAGGTAGGTGGTACCACCGCCCTTCTCATCGGTATAGGTGATGCTGGCGGGGGCCTGACACCCGTTATCGAGGGTGTAGCCCTCACCCTTGGCGGATATCTGAGTACCGTTGAACATGAGGTTCGAGGCGTTGAAGGTGACAGCGCCGGAGGCGGCGAGGGCGCCGACACCGAGCCCGCCGATTACTGCGGCGGTGAGCATACCCGCGACGAAGGTTGGAATCCGTTTCATTGGGAGACCTCCTTATTATCTTTGAGCAGAGTATAACACACAATTTCCCATTTCACAATGAAAGGAACTCCGCATGGAACTGCCTAAAATCACATCTGCATTTCTCAACCTGACCAACTCCTGCAATCTCACCTGCCGGTACTGCTTCGTGGAGCAGAAGCCGGAGTTTATGACACTCCAGACCGCGAAGGACGCGGCGGACTTCCTGGCCGGGAATGGACAAGCCTCCATCAACTTCTTCGGCGGGGAACCGATGCTGATGTGGGACGAAATTATTGTTCCGCTGACGCTCTATGTCCATGAGAAATACGGCGATGGGTTTCAGCTCTCCATGACCAGCAACGGCACACTTCTGGACCGCGAGAGAGCGGAGTTTATGCGCGGCAATGGAATCGGTCTGCTGTTCTCCATGGACGGCGGCAGGGCCACCCAGGAGCACAACAGGCCCATGAGAAGCGGCGCGTCCAGCTTCGATGCGCTGGAGGAGAAGATACCTGTCATCCTTGAGTATTTCCCCGGCGTGATGTTCCGCTCCACGGTGACGGAGGACACGGCCCAGAGCCTCTATCACGACATCCTGTATGCGGAAGAGAAGGGCTTTAAAGAGTTCTTCACCATGCCGAATTGCTTTGAACCCTGGACGGATACCAGCACCTTGCGGGAACAGCTTCGGCGGTACTCGGAGCACTACATAGATTTCATGCGGCGGGAACGGGACCCTATCTATTTCTCCCAGCTTGAAAAGTATTTTCGCAAGATACTTCTGCGCAATACCGCAATCCAGCGGGAGGAACGGCGGGTATCCGCGAGCTGCGCCGCCTGCGGCAAGTGCGGCCTGGGAGCCGGGAAGTATGCGGGCATCAACATCAATGGGGATATCGTGGCCTGCCAGGAGCTGTTTTCCCACTGTGACGGATTCTCTGCCATTGGCAGCATCTACACCGGCGTGCGCGATGACCTCCGCGTCAAGCTGGCATCGGAGTACGACAGCGCCCCGGCGGTAGGGGATGACTGCGCGTCCTGCCCCTTGGACCGTATCTGCGACGGCGGGTGTGTGGCGAACAACTACCTTCTGAACGGAGATGTCCACAAGGTGCCCGGCATCTATTGCGAGTGGAGCCGGATGCTGTTTGGAGAGGCGGTCTACATCATGGAGACCCTTGGTGGGGAAGAGAACGAGCGTTTCAAAGCGAGGTGGGCCGGATATGTCCGATGAACTGATAAGAATACCGGCATTCCTGGCGGAGGAGACGGGCGATTACGGCATTATGCCGATGTGCGACTTCTGCGCGGAGGTAGCCTGCGAGACCGCCGATATGGAATGCGGGCAAACCTGCGGGCAGTCATGCGGCAGTCAGTGCACAGTGTCTGAATGCAAGCAGAGCTGTTCCCAGGGATGCTCTCAGTGCGGTTCCTGCGAGTCATCCTCTCAGACGGTTTACACCGCCCCGACATTCACCATTACCAACATCACGGAGACCGGAGCCGATATCAATGTAAGTCCTGGCACGGGCTACACCAGATACCGGGTGTTTGCGCGGTTGACTAGCGACCCGGATGATGTGTCCTATGACTGGACATTTAGCGAAACCACCGCATTTACAGCCGAGATGGACAGCCTTGAGCCAAAGACGGAATACACGGTCAATGTCTGCGGCGTGATTGGAAATACCTCCGACAAATGGGCCGGCGCAAAGACATTTACCACGGGCGGCAAGTCAAGGCCCGCAGACTGGTCCTGGTGGTCTGCGGTAGCCGCAGGGAAGCCCATCAGCATCAGCGCGGATGAGTGGAAGGCGTTCTATGACCGTATCGACGCATTCCGCATCTACGCCGGTCAAGGGGCCTGGGGGCTGTACAAGCCTGTCTCCAAGGGTACGGTGATATCTGCGGCAATCGTAAACGAGGTGCGGGCGGCGATCGGGCCGATAACGACAGCCGCCCGGCCCAAGTACATCAACCCCGGCGACCCCATCACAGCGGACTATTTCAACAGCCTGAAAGACTTTTTGAACAGCGTCCCGTAAGGAGGAACTATGGACAAGCAGAAAATTACTCAGTTAGCCACGCAAATTATGCTGGCATCGGAGAGCATCACCGTGGCCGGTGAGCACAACCGGGTCCAGCTCAGCGGCATTTACCGCACAGCCAGTCAGATTATCGCAGAGGCGGGGAAGGAGGAGGAAGATGGCGGACAAATCGATTGTTGAACTCGGCATCGCTCAGCAGATGACCGACGACGCGCTGCTGCCGGTGTATCAGGGCGGCGAGACCAAGAGCATCGAGGGCGCGCTTATCAAGCAGTACGCTAAGGATTCCGTAAGGCAGTATGTGGATGGGGCGAAACAGTCAGCTGATGAGGCGGCTGTCAGCGCCGCCGCAGCGAAGGCAGCCCGCGAGGGCGTGGAGGCTTACGCGGAGCAGGCGGGGCAGTCGGCCACTCAGTCAGCAGGGAACGCGGCAACTGCCCAGGGTGCGGCAACTGCCGCAGATGCGTCCAAGACTGCCGCCGCCGGGAGCGCTACAGCAGCGCAGAAGTCAGCGGCAGACGCCCAGGCCAGCAAGACGGCGGCAGGAAAATCCGAGACCAATGCCGCCGGGTCCGCCACGGCTGCGGACAAGTCCAAGACTGACGCCCAGGCCGCGCAGCGGGCCGCAGAGTCGGCAAAAACGGCTGCCGAGTCCTCGGCCACCCTTGCCGGGGGCAAGGCCGCAGAGGCCGGCCAAAAAGCAACAGAAGCGGGCAATTCTGCTACGGCGGCGGCAGGGTCTGCGGCGGCGGCGGCGAAGTCCAAAACAGACGCAGAGGCCGCGAAGACAGCGGCGCAGACAGCAAAGACCGAAGCTGAGTCGGCAAGGACAGCCAGTGAGACGGCCAAGACCGCCGCGCAGACTGCGCAAGGTAAAGCGGAGGCCGCACGGGATGCGGCAGGGGTTAGCGCGGCAGACGCCGCGGATTCCTCCACCGCTGCCGGTACCAGCGCCACAACAGCCGCCGCCAGCGCTCAAACCGCCATTGCAAAGGCAGGGGAAGCATCCACATCCGCAGGAGCGGCCAAGACCTCCGAGACCAACGCCAAGAAGAGCGAGACGGCGGCAGGGCTGAGCGCGGACGCTGCGGAACAGGCCCGACAGGCTATCGAGGCGCTGGGCGTGCAGGGTGTAACGCTGGCGGCAGGCAGTCAGGTGGCGGTGGAAAAGGTCGTCGCGTCAGACGGAACGGTGACGCTGAAATTCTCAATCCCGCAGGGCGCGAAGGGTGACAAGGGCAGCACGGGCGACCGGGGCGTGTCCATCTCGTCCATCCAGCGGACTGCCGGCAACGGAGCAGCGGGGACCACGGACACCTACACCATTACCCTGAGCGACGGGAGCACGTCCACCTTTGCGGTGTACAACGGCAGGGACGGAGAGGGCAGCGGCGACATGGCAGCCAGCGTGTACGACCCCGCCGGGAAGTCCCGAGACATATTTAAGTATGCGGACGATGCTGCTGTAGAAGCAAAGGCGGCGAGCAGGCCCAGCACATGGAAACCCACACCGTCAGACATCGTGCGCGAGGGGTACACCGCAGCCGGGCTTGACCCGATTGCAGCAGCGATGGTAGGGTCTGCGGCCAGCAACAAGACGTTCGGACTGCCTGCTGAAGCTATCACAGTTGAGTACAGCAACGATGGGGGCGCTACGTGGGAGGACTACGGAGCATCGGATACAGCTAAATTCGGTTTGTTTGCAGAGCTGCGAAACACGCCATTCTATCTCGGCAAACGCTCCGCCACCGTAGCCGCTGACCCGGCAAATGCACAGACTACAGAATCAATGCTGCGGGTCACAATTATTCCAACCGACCGATATACAAGGCTCAATGCAATGTATTGTTGGTTTGGCGCAAACGGGAACCGATGCGAAGCCAAAATTGAGCGGACCACCATTGGGGACAAGACTACATTTACCGCAGTCAAAGACTGGACACGCGTAGAAGGATGGACAGGAGATAATATCATCTATTTCCCCATCGGCAGCTTCGGTGGAGGAGCTAACCAGACATTAAACAACTACGCATACCGCGTGACCTACAGAAACACCGTGATGGGAAGCACAGATGGTGTCGCACGCGTATATGATATTAGGTTTTACGGTGATGCCGTATGGAGTTCTCCATACAATATGGTCAAATACAACCGCCTGTACAAGTGGGACGCCGACCTCACCGCAATCTTTGAGAAGTCCATAAGCGGCGAACAGCTCATATCGCGGGCTGCGGAGGGGACGCCGCCGCTGGTGGTGAGTTCGTCCACTGCCGTACCGAAGCTCAACGCGGACCTCCTGGACGGCCACCACGCGGCGTACTTTACGGAGTATGCGGATAAGGCGCTTTATCAGCAGGCGGTGGACGCGGGCTACACAGGGACCGAGGCGGCGTTTTACGCGGCGCTGGTAACGCTGAAGGATGCGCCGTTTCTGTCGCTGCGGGATGGCGGCGTATGGGTGCCGAACAGGATAAATATCGGGGCAAGCGATGGGTTTGTTTGCCCCGGAATGGAAGCATCCTTTGATGCAGACGGCTCAAATGCGATTATCCAACTCATGGATGGTCCCTCTGATGCCTCGTGTAGGTTGAGAGGGGTTGCCGACCCCACTGAGCCAACCGACGCGGCCCCAAAATCCTATGTGGACGCCGAGACAGCCAAGTGCCTGCCGCTGGCGGGCGGGACGATGACGGGTGACTTGAATATGGCGGGGAACCTAATCATGTTGGATTCCGGGGCTAGTATTTCCGCTGAGAATGAGCTCGTCCGAATATTGGCCGAAGGCGGGAACGGAATTATCGTGGGAGACTGCGCGATACACGAACTTATTGCGCCTGTCGCCGCCCGCGACGCCGCCAACAAGGAGTACGTGGACAGTCTATCCGTCTATGATGTGGTCATCCGCACCCAGGCGGAGTTTGAAAAGCTGATAGCCTCCCCGGACTGGCTGGGGGCGGTGAGCGTGTGCTTCGTGGGGGACGGTGGTACACTGAAATTTACCCGAAGCGACGGGCAGGGCGTCAAGATACCGCAGACGGTCAAGCAGATCCAGGGCATGAACGGGGCCATTATTGAGGTGACTAATTTTTCGAGTACTAGTACTATCAACAAGGCTGCGCTGTGGTATGAGATATTGCCGGATGCAGACGATTACTGGATTAGAGATTTGCTAGTGAATTGCTCCAGTACCAGCGCTGGATCCGGATGTAGCTTCTGCAACTGTACCCAATTAATAAACTGCACCGGCACCAGCAGCAGCGGCGCCGAATCGTACGGCTTCTGTGATTGCACCCAGTTGACTAACTGCACCGGATGCGGCGCCAGCAGCGGCGAATCTGCATACGGCTTCGATAACTGCACCCATCTCACAAACTGCATTGGAATCGCCACCGGCAGCAGCGGCGATGGTTCTTCCTATTGCTTCTGCAATTGCACCCAACTGACTAACTGCACCGGAAAAAGTACCGGCGCCACCTATTGCAACGGTTTTGGGTACTGTACCTGTCTCGCAAACTGCATTGGAACTGCCAGCACAGACGGGTACGGCAGCGACACGGATGCCTGCGGCTTCCGCAGCTGCACTCAACTAACAAACTGCGCTGGGACGGGTACCAGTAGTAGCAGCAGCCGAGGCTACGGCTTCCATAGCTGTAAATACTTAAACGGCTGCAAACAGGGGACTACTGCATCAACTACGGCGCTATATTCAAACTGCACATTTGTAGGGCTGACGGGCGAAAACCAATTGGTCTTCGTCGACAAAACTGTAGCCGTCTCCGCATGGGCTGCAAACAGCACCTACAGCGCCCAGGGGTACGGATTCCGGGCTTCTGTGGCCTGTACGGGCGTGACGGCTTCCCACCGGCCTGACGTGGCCTTCGGGGCGGCTGATTCAGTTGGTGGCAACTTCGCGCCGTTTTGTGATAGCTACGCGGGCGGGGTGTACATCTACTGCAAGACCAAACCGACAGCCACGATTACCATTCCCAGCATCGTTTGTGTAAAGGGGGCGTGAGAGATGATAGGAAAGACGAATGCGAGTCCCGGATTGAAAGGCCCGGATTTAAGCGCAATGGTTGTCGAAGTTGAAAACCAGACCTCTTTCGATGCCGTTGTGCGCTTTCAAAATTTAAATGGAATTAGGGATAGCGCGGTCCTACGACGTTTTTTAATATCGAGCATAGACGCAGACTTAACTGAACTTTTAACAATAGAGCTGAATACAGGTATGCCTTGCGCGGTCGATTATTATATGACCAACGATTGCCTATATATCACGGCGTATGAGACAGAATGACACAAGGAGACAAGGCGATGAGCAAACACATCAAGACCATCCCGCTTACTCAGATAGAGCGGATATCCATCGTGCAGGGTGGCGGGCGGCTGGTCTCCCAGGTAAAGCGGGACACCGGATGCGACTACGCCATGAACGCCGGGTTCTACGGCGGGAACGGCAAGCCCACCCATCACCTGAAGGCGGACGGGAAGGTGCTGGCGCGTGCGCCCTGGGGGTGCTGGGGCTTCGCCTGGAACAACGGTGCGGATATCCGCATGGAGGCTCTGCCCGCCGATACCCGGCTGAATTATATCGCCGGGGTGGAGCTACTCAGCCCCATGGTGAGCGACACTGGGAGCATCCCCTATGACCCGAAGGGGGAACTGGGCGGCACCCGCGGCAGGACGGCTATTGCGCACACGGGGGACAAGCTCATCCTCTACTGCTCCGGGGACGGCACGAGGGACGCGGCCACGCTGGAGGAGGTGCAGGGCGAGCTGCGGCGGCTGGGAGCCGAGACGGCTATTTATGTGGACGGCGGCGGCAGCTCCCAATGCGACTTTGGGGGCGGGGAGGCCACCCGCTCCTCGCGGAAGGTATACAGTTATCTGTGCGTGTGGCTCAAGCCGCAGAAAGAGGAGGACAAGCCCGTGAATAAGAAAGTGTGCCTGGACCCCGGCCACGGTCCGGGATGCGTGAACGGCTCCCCGGATGGGAGCTACAAAGAGCATGAATTTGCGTGGGACATGAGTCAGAGGGTGAGGGCCCACCTGGAGCGGTGCGGGGTGACGGTGGTCATGACCCGTGACGGGGCGGGCTACCCCTCGCTGACGGAGCGGTGCGGCATCTCCAACAGGGCGGGGGCGGACCTGTTCGTGTCCCTCCACTCCAACGCCAGCGGAGACGGGAAGAACTGGACCAGCCCAAGCGGGTATCTTATCTACACCAGCGCCGGGCCTGAGACGGCCGCGCGGAACGTTGCGGCCAGAGCGGTGCTCAAGCGGGTTCGGGAGGCCGGGATAGCCATCCGTGGCGGCGGGCTGGAGCACAACGCGGCCTATGCGGTGCTCAAAGGAACAACCGCGCCCGCAATGATAATTGAGCACGGATTCCACACCAGCCGGGAGGACACGGCGCTGATGAAAACCGGCGACTACCGGGTGAAGCTGGCTGAGGCCGACGCAAGGGGCATTCTGGACTTCCTGGGCCTCCCCTGGGTGGCTGAAAAGCCTGCCGGGACCACGGACACCCCCGCGGCAGATTGGGCCGCTGAGGCGTGGCGGAAGGCCATGGGCAAGGGCGTGATGGACGGCACGAGGCCCGCAGACGGCGTTACCCGGCAGGAGCTGGCCGTGGTGCTGGACCGGCTGGGACTGCTGGATTAAAGGAGGTACATAGTATGGATATTTCTTCTCTGGGCATCGGCGGGGTGGCCGTCATCACGGTCATCTGCTTTCTGGTGGGGCAGCTCGTCAAGGCGACCGGGCTGGACAACAAGTATATCCCCGTCATCGTGGGCGTGGCGGGCGGCGCGCTGGGCGTGCTGGGCATGTTCGTCATGCCGGAGTTCCCGGCCACGGACTACATGACCGCCGCTGCCGTGGGCATCGTCTCCGGCCTCGCGGCCACGGGTATCAATCAGGTGTATAAGCAGCTTACCAAGGAGGGCTAAACTTGGAGGAGGTCGCAATTAAAGTAGCGGAGGTCGATCAGCGTGCCAGGAGCAATACCCGCCGCATTGACAAGCTTGAGCAGAGCAACGAGGCCCTGACCCGCTTGGCCACCTCCATTGAGGTGATGGCGGCCAAACAGGGGCAGCTCACTGAGACCGTGGAGCGGCTGGACGCTAAAGTGACCAAGCTTGAGGAACGGCCCGTTAAGCGGTGGGAGGTGGTTGTCACTACCGTTATTACCGCCGCCGTTACCTTTGTCTTCGGGCTGTTGGTACAAAATCTGCTCTGAGCCGCGGCCGCAGGGCGTTTCTATGCTCATTATCCATTTAGGAAAATGTCATCCGGCGGATTATACCGGTCGTGGAGCGTCTGGAGCACCCGTGTGGATACCGCCGCGGCCGCCGCCCCGGCAAAGAACTCCAGCATGCCGGGCAGTCGCTGAAGGAGCGCCCCATTCAAAGCTCCCCGAAGAAGATTGCGGACCGATTGGTATAAGGGGCTGAAAGCAGACCACCCCGGGTATTGACACTCAAAAGGGCTTGCTGCCTGCGTATTGCAGGCAGCAAGCCCTTTGCTTTGATGCGGCGGTTGTTGTCGTTATGCTTCATGGCAGCTCAGCAGGAGAATATGAAGTGCTGAATAATTTGCTGATTAAAACCCTGTGGCAAGCGCCCGCTCCGGCAGTCCCGTCCACTGATCGGGAGAGAAGGCGCCCTCCACGATTCCCCCCTCCGTGTTCGTGAGGGTACCGCTGCCGGAGATGTTCCCCTCCCCGTCCTGGTTGAAGCTGCCGCGGTTGACCAGCGCACCATTTACCCAGAGGTCGCCGGCGAGGTAGAAATAGTGGTCCTCGGCAATGGTGAAGGTCATCCCCTCCGGTATGACGAGCTTGCCGCCCCAGTAGATCTCCACGTCCCTGTTTAGGGTGAGTGCCGCCTTTTCCGTGAGATCGTTCAGGTCGCACGTCTTATCGTTGAGAATGATAATGGCGTCATAGCCGCTGTTCGCTTCGTTCGCGGCGGCGAAATCGGCCCCGCTGACGGCCAGGGCCTCCCGGCGGACCAGCGTGTTAAATTTCTCGGCGACGGCCGCCTTTGCATCTTCATTCGCACTGCCATTGCCGTTCATCATGTCCCGGGCACAGATGGGGGTTGGGTTGTGATTTTCTTCCTCGGCGTTCGGCGTAATGGTCCCCGCGCCGCTCAGGCTGGAGCCCTCCCAGACGATCACGGTGTCGTCCGGGCCGTCAAAGTTCAGGGTCCCGTTAACCACCAGGGCACTGCCGCCGCCGTTAACCTCGATGAGGCCGCCGCGGTCATATTCATTCCCGCCGCGGGGCGTGAACTTGCCGCTGTTGAGGGTGAGGGTCAGGTTCTGGGGAACGGTGAGGGTCACGGGCGCATCGCCGTTCATCTCCGGGTCGTAGTCGGTGCGGTCGATGCGCAGCTGTCTGCCCTTCAGTTCAAGATTGGAGTTCAGGGTAATGTCGGCGCGGAGGTGGTAGTAGTCGTAGACCGTGCCGCTTTCGAAGGCGGCGGTCATGCCCGCGCCACTGTAGATATAGGCGTTGTGCTCGTACCAGTTGGAGTCATTGGTGAAAAACTTCCCCGCCGGGAGCGAGACCGTCTTGTTCCCGCTATCCGGGCCGTACTCGTCCACCACCTGCATATAGTCGGCGTTGTGGATGGCCGCGCCCTCCGACTTGGTAAGGGCCGCGCCCCGGAGGAGGCCGAAGTAACCGTTGTTTTTGAGGACAGCCGTGCCCTTCAGCGCGAGGGTGCCGCCGCAGACCTCCAGGCTGCTCTCCTGGGCAATGTCCAGCCTCCCGGTGAGGGTGAGAGCACCCGTACCCTCCACTCTAACGTTGGCGTGGTTCTCCGAGTCGCCCACGGTAACCATCCCGTCGGCGTCCAGGGTGCCGTCCGGGCCGATATAAAGGTCGCAGCCCTCTGTCGTCAGGAGCAGGTTGGCGTTTGCGCCCAGCACCAGCTTGCCGCCGTCGCTGACGCCCAGGTGTTTCTCCACTGTGAGGTTGCCGTTTGCCGTCAGGGTGACGCCCGCGCCCACGTCCAGGGGCTTTTCAAGCGTGGTGGGGGAACTGAGGATGAGGGTTGTGGGCATGGGCGACCCGTCTTCGCTCCAGTCCCGGCCCACCTCGCAGTGGGTGTAGTCCTTGTTGGAGGCCATGGCGGCCTTGAGGCCCGCCTCGGTCCATACCTCGGCGCGGTAGTCGCCGTAAGCGGTTCCGTGGGGGAACTGACCTGGGGTGCGCGTCTGGTCGTCGTAGCGGTCCACGATTTCAATGCCGTCGATCTTCGTGCCGGTAATGCTGCCGTTTTTTAGGAACAGGAAGCCTCTGTTCCCCCCATCTTCGTCCCCCGCCGCGAGACTGACGGCGCCGCTGTTGTGGAGGACGCCGCCCTCGTTGATATCCATGCCGGCGTTGGCCTGAATAGCCAGGGCGCCCCCGTTTTCCATGTGACCGTCCAGCCCGAGGTAGGCGTCCGGCGAGGAGAGGGTGAGGGTCCCGGTGTTGCTCAGGGCCCCGTCCCCAAAGATGAGCAGGCCGCCTTCCGCGCCGACGGTGAGAGTCCCGGCGTTGTTCAGTGCGCCGTCCACCTTGAGGCCGCTGGTCAGGCCGTCCGTAACCGCACTCAAGACCAGTGCTCCGCCCTTCTCCACGGTGAGGGTTCCGCCCTCCCGCACCTCGGCCCAGTCGGTGAGGGTGAGGGTGACGCTGTTGGGCACGGTCAGGGTGCCGGAGTTGATGAAGAGCTGGTACTGGCCGCTCTTGGTGAGGTTATTCTTGACCTCAATGGTGTTCTGGCCCGCGTCCACGACGATGAGCGTGCAGTTGGCAATATCCGCCGCTGCCTTCTCCCACTCGGCCTGGTCGTGGACAGTGTAGGCGGCGGAGTGGGTGCCGCTGCCTTCGATGGTTCCGTCGTTTATCAGTTTGCCAATGGAGGCCAGCCGGTAGGTGCCGTTGTTGATCAGCTTGCCGCCGCTCTGGATCTCCATGGTACCCGCGATATCCAGGTGGGCCCCCGACGGGATGGTGAAGGTCCTGCCGCTGGGGATGGGCAGGATGATATTGTCGGTCACGTAGAAGCGGGCGCCCGCGGGGATGGAGAAATCCTCGGTCAGCTCCACCGTCCACCTGCCCTCTTCGCTGTAGTTGTGGAACAGGTAGTAGGAACTGTACTTGGCCTTACTGCCGATCTCTGTCCCGACAGCCTTCTTAATCCCCGCCATCACGTTTGCCATGGCGGAGTAGCGGGTATAGCCGGTGGTAAGTCCAGGGCAGGTCTGGGGCGCCTCCTCCCCGCCCATGGGGTAAACATCCACGCCGTTCAGGATGCCGCCGTCCGCGACGGCGACGGTCCCCTGCTCCGCCACGGTGCAGAAGGGGCTGACCTCCAGCTCGCCGTTTGCCGCAATGGAAATGGTTCCCTTGTTTACCAGGGTCACGCCGGCGGCGTCCCAGACGGAGCCCAGGCGGAGATAGCCGCCCTCCCCGAGGGTCAGGGCGCCGTTGACGGTGAGGGTGTTCCCGGAGAGGAAGAGGGCCGCGCCATGATTCAGGGTGAGGTTTTTGCCCGTGTTGACGGTGAGGGGCTTGGTCAGCTCCGCGTTGTACTCACTGAGGGTAAAGATGCCGTCCACCACCATACCGTTGCAGTACGCGTCCTCCGCGGCGGCGATGAAGCCGTCGGCGTCGTTGACGGTGGCGGTATAGTAGGAGGGGCCGCTGCTCCCGCCGCCGGAGGGCTTGTTGTCCTCCTTGGGGGCCGTCACGGTAGTGGTGCCGCCGGAGACCGCCTTGTCCCCGGCGGTGACGCCGGTGGCGTTCTTGTCCACAGTGAGGGTGGTGCCGGCGGTGTCCACCTTGGTGCCGCTGCCGCTGACCACCGCTTCGGTGACCTTGCCCTCGCCGGTAATGGCCGCCTTGGGGGCCGCGCTCTCCACCTTGGCCACCACGGATTCTCTGGCCACGGTCAGGGCCGCGCCCTCGGCCTTCTCCTCCACCCTGGCGGTGGCGACAGTGCTCTTGCCCTCCAGGGACACCTCGGCCCCGGCGGCCTTCACGGCCAGCTCGGTGACCACCGCGTCCTGGAGCACCACGGGGACGGCGCTCTCCACGGCGACGGCGTTGAACGCGCCCTCCAGGATGACGTCGTCCTTCCCGTCGTCCACCTGGACCAGCTCCACCCGGCAGCCCCGCTCAGCCAGGACCCGCACGCCGCCGGAGGAGGTCTTGCCCACCACCACGCTGCCCACGCTGCTCTTGTTCACGATGCGGATGGAGTGCCCGCCCCCGCCCCGGACCACCAGCCGGCCCTGGACGGTGACGCCGTCCAGCACCAGGTCGCCGTCTGCCACGCCGTCGCCCACGATGAGGTCGCCGGCAACGGTGACCCCCTTGAGGGTGACCCCCGGGACGTTGACCATCACGTTGCCCTCGGGGATCTCGGTGTAGACGCCCGCCGCGCCGATATAGCCGCCCAGCAGGTTGTAGAGCACCTGGGCATACTCCGCCCGGGTCATATTGCCCTGGGGATTCAGGAGGTTCCCGGAGCCCTGTACGTACCCCCCGGCCACCATGGCGGCCACGGGGCCCCTGGCCCAGGAGGAGACCTGGGAGGCATCGGCATAGCCCGCCAGGGCCGCGCCGTCCCCGTTCGGCAGGCGTATGGCCCGGGCCAGCACGGTGAAGACGGCCTCACGGGTGGCCAGGGCCTCGGGGGAGAGCCTGCCCGCCCCGTCGCCGGAGAGGGTCTTCATGCCCACGGCCAGTGCCATGTCCTCCCGGTACCAGGCGCCGGCGGCCACGTCGGTATAGCCGGATAGGCCGGCCTTCTCCACCGCGCCGAAGGCCCGGTTGATCACCGCCGCCATCTGGGAGCGGGTCAGGAGGCCGTCTGGCAGCAGCTTTCCGTCCGTCCCCCGGAGGAGGCCGTTGTCCACCGCGGCCGTCAGAGCGTCGTGGGACCAGACCCCTGCCGGCGGGAGATCGGGGTAGTCCGCCGCCGCGCCGCTGGCCGGGAGGACGGCCAGGCCCAGCAGGAGACAGGCCGCCATAAGGGAAGCGAGACATTTCTTGATTCTGCGCATGATAAAATTCCCCTTTCACATTTCTGCCATTGTGTGTCCCCGAAAAGGTCACTTCCGGCAAAAGCACGGGACTGCTCAGAATCAAATTATAACAAACGGGAATGCGGAATAGGTGTGCCGCGCAGCACACATTCCGCATTCCCTTCAGTGGATCAGCCGTATTGGATGGTAAGCCCCGGCTTGTCCGCCAGGACGGCGGCGAGGGGCTCCTGCCGCTCCTCCAGCCAGAGGGTCTGTAGGTTGGGCAGGTCCAGCAGGGGGGTGAGGTCGGACACCAGGGTGTCCCGCAGGTCCAGAATTTCAAGGCCGCTGTGGACGCCGATCCCCTCCAGCGTCGTCAACCGGCTGCCGCAGAGGTTCAGCTCCCGCAGGCCGCTCACCCCCGCCAGGACGGAGAGGTCGGTCATGGGGGAGTTGTAGAGGTGGAGGGTCTTGACGGTCTTGACGGCAAGATGACGGTAAAAGTCGTTGTCGCCGTTCAGGAAGAGCCCCTCCCAGCCCTCGTCCCGAAGGACCTCCAGCTGAGCGCCGTCCACCTCCGCCGTGAGGCCGTTCAGGTTGACGGACGTGAGAGCGGGGAGCTGCGCAAGGGGAGTGATGTCCCCCAGGGGATTGCTGTCCAGCCCCACGTAGGTCAGGTGCTCCAGGCCGGAGAGGTCCGGGAGAACGGAGATGTGGTTTTGAATCAGCTCCAGCCAGTCCAGGTCTTTCAGGCCGGCCACGGCGCCCACGTCGGCAAGGTCGTTCCCCGCGATGCCCAGATGCCGCAGCCGGGGCATCATCGCCAGGTCCGAGAGGTCGGAGACGTGTCCCCGCACTTCCTCCGCCGGGTCCCCCTGCCAGGCGTCCACCTCCTGCAAGAAAGTGTCGATATTCGCGCAGGGCGTGTTCCCCGCCAGGTAGAGCAGCTCCACGCCGCCCACCAGCTCCGGCGTGAGCCGAAAGGACTCGTCCACCCCCAGGGAGGCCCGGACGGCCCCCTCGATGAGCGGCTCGGAGAAGGCCACGCCGGGGCGGCTCAGCAGGGGCATGCCGAAGTCGGTGTACCGCCCTGCGGCAAAGCCGAGGAACAGCCCGCAGACCGCCGCCAGGACCAGGCCGGCCAGGACGCGAAAGCGCTTTCGGTGAGCGCCGGCGCACCGACGGAGCGCATGCCCCACCGCCCCGGCGGCGGGGTAGCGATCCTGGGGGGCGAAGGCGGTGCACCTGCTGATGACCCGGTCCAGCCGCCGGTCCCCCGTGCCGCCCTCCCCCTCCCGGGTGGACCCGGTGAGAAGATAGCGCAGCAGGACCCCCAGGGCGTAGATATCGGCCCGCTGGTCGGTCTCGGCGTAGCCGTACTGCTCGGGCGGGGCGAAGCTCCGGGTACCCAGGCAGACGGTGTCGCTCCCGGCATCCCCCCTGTATTGGCGGGAGATACCGAAGTCGATGAGCCTGACCCCGCCCCCGGGGGCGAGAATGACGTTCTGCGGCTTGATGTCCCGGTGGATGACCGGCGGCTCCTGCCCGTGCAGATAGGTGAGGATCTCACAGAGCTGCACCGCGATGGAGACCGCCTTCTCCCGGCCCAGGGGGCTGTTCCTGGTGAGCTCGTCCAGGGGCGCCCCCTCCATGTACTCCCGCACCATGCAGCGGACGCCGTCCTGCTCGAACCGGCCCAGGAAGCGGGGGATGGCGGGGTGGGAGAGCCGGGAGAGCACCTCCCCCTCGTCCCCGGCGGCAGCCGCCTCCCCGCCCCTGACGCACCGGGCCACTGCCAGGGAGCCGTCTGTCCGGTCCCGGACCAGCAGGGTTTCGCCGTCCTGCCCCCGGCCCATGTACTCCAGGAGCTCATAGCGCTGGAGAAATCCGGCGGGGTAGTCCTCCCCGGAGAAGCCGTCCAGGAAGTCCGAGAGGTGGTCAGTCATTGCCGAGGCCCCCCAGAATTGTGAGGCCCTGCCGCTCCAGCAGCTCCTGCACCTCGGTGATGGCGAGCCTATGGGAGAGGCCGTAGAGGATGGCGGCGTCCCGGCGGAGCTTCGGGTAGAGCTGCCGCTTCCGGGCGGCGGTCAGCAGCCGCTGGGCCTCCTCCGGATTGAGCCGGAAGCCGAAGGCCAGCTGAAGGACCTTATCCCGGGAGGGCTGGCGGATGCCGCGGAAGATCTGATGCCCGTAAGTGCGCTCAATGTCGGCCCTGCGGATGACGTGCTCCCGCACCTCTCCCCGCTCCCCGCAGAGCCTGCAGAGGTACTCGTGGAAGGGCGGCATGGACACGCTGTCCCCCTCCTCCTGCAAAAATCGGTCAAAGGAGGTCGTGCGGAACAGACGGCGCAGCAGCTCGCTGGTGCGCAAAGCTTCTCTGGGCTTGATCATAGCCCTCACTCCCCTCTTGTTTTTTTACTCTACCACATAAAGAGTCCTTCTGTAAATACGAACGCTTTTTTCAATCAACCTACTCAACAGCGGCAAAACCAGCTTTTTTGAGCTGAGGCGGAGGTCTTCCTTGTCCAAGTCCATGCCAGAGGTCACGGTAGAGTGGCGCCGCGAGGGTCGAACCCAGACGGCGTTCAGCTTCTCCTGCTCGAAGACTACTGCGCCGTCTGTTTTTTCTTACAGGAGTATTGCAGCAGCAATTCAAAACGGTCTCCGCTACGCTGGGGCACCACGACGCGGGCTTCACCCTGCGCACCTCCCACGCCACCCGGCAGGCCCTGCGCTCCGCTGCGCAT